TTTTATAGTAGCTTAAAGCAGCTTAGCAGCTTCACAACTTAATAATAACTTAAACTTTAAAATAATGATTCAAAAAACAGAACAAGAATTAAAACAAAACTACACAAGGTTCATAGGAATCCTTAACAAATACTTTACAGGAGAGAGATTAGAGAAACTGCTCCATATGTATTCAGAAGAAGAGTTGGGTATCAACTTAACATTAGCACCAGCAAGTGGAAATGTAAATTATCATAATGCTTATATTGGTGGGTATATTGACCATATTTTTAATGTTACCAAAAATGCTTTAAGAATGAAGGAAACTTTTGCTGCCGCAGGTGGTGAGATTGACTTTACTGATGAGGAGTTGGTATTTACTGCTTTACATCATGATTTAGGTAAGTTGGGAACAAAAGGTAATTTACACTATGTTCAAAATGATTCTGATTGGCATGTTAAAAATAGAGGCGATGCTTTCAAAATGAATTCAGATAATTCATATATGACACTTACTGATAGAACATTCTTTACTTTGAATCACTACGGTATCACTTATAATGAGAAAGAGTATTTTGGTATTAAACTTACAGATGGTATGTTTGATGAGGAAAATATTAAATACTACAAAACACACGATATTACTAAGAGTTTGAGATACAATATTCAGTATATTATGCATTGGGCAGATTATATGAGTACCATCATAGAACGACAAAATTTCCGAAATTCTCAAAAGTAGGAGTAGAAAGTATGACAAAATGTCATACTTTTTTTATTTGGTATAGAAATTGAACCTTTATAGTTAAACTTTAAACAATTAATATTATGTACAAAACAAATTTAGACAATCTAATCGATAAATTATTCGATGCCAATTTACCATCACAATCTTGGAAAACTACTTTTTCTGAAACAAAAGAAGTTGATTATGTTTATCATATAGAAGATAATCAAATTCATTTATCCGTAGATGTGTTAGGACACGACCCTAAAAACATTTCGTTGGAAGCAACCGCAGACCAAATTATTGTTAAATCCACAAAACCAGATACTGCTTGTAGTTTAGTGCAAGATATTGATTTTAGCTTTAAATTAGGTAAAGATTACGATGGAACAAAATCGGAAGCTAAATTCGATAATGGGTTATTATTAATTATCATCTCTAAAAGAGAGGAATCAAAAACAAAAAAAATATCTATTAATATTAGGTAATTTGGGTTATTTTTCGTATCTTTAATGAGTGGAGCAATTATGTTCCACTCATTTTTTATATATAAAATATTTATTACTATGAGTATGATGTACAAACAACAGGTTCTTAACCTGACCGAAGTAATGGCAGGTAAATTAAGAATCATCGAAGGAGCTGCAACGGGAGCAATGCAGTTATCCCATGCTGAAATCCTACAAATCATTAGGGATACGCAAAAAGTAAATGAAAGAATCGCAGAACTAATCACTATTGAAAGAGAATAATGAATTGGCTTAAAGTTTTAGTTGGTATTTCTGCACTTATTATAGCAGGATGTGCAGCTTATTTCTCTGTAACGGGTTTAGGTGTTCTATTTGCAGGAGCATCTATATCTGTTATGGTAATGGCATCTTCTTTGGAGTTAGCAAAATTAGTTGCAGCTACCTATCTAAAACAAAAATGGGATGAATTACAAGGATTTAACAAATGGTATCTAACTATTTCAGTTGGAGTTCTTATGTTAATCACATCTGCTGGTATTTTTGGTTATCTATCTAATGCTTTTCAAGCACAATCTCTTCAATTACAACAAGTGGATAGAGAAATTGCAGTTCATCAAACCAAAATTGACCAAAATAATACCCAAATTCAACAACTTTCTACTCAAATTACAGAGTTCAATACCAATCAAGGTAAATTATTGGATGGTGGTAAAGTAAATAAGAGATTAATTCGTTCTATTGATAACAGAGATAAACAAATTTCTAAAATTAACGATAAAATTTCCGATTTACAAACTGAAAATGCTGCTGAAACTGAAAAAATCAACCAAATTAAGATTTCTAATTTAGGATTAGAGAAAGAAGTTGGTGGATTTCGGTTTGTAGCAGAAGCATTTAATATGGAATTGAAAAATGTAGTGAAATTTTTCATTTTTCTCATAGTAATTGTGTTTGACCCTCTCGCAGTTGCTCTAATTATTGCATTCAATGGGTTAGTTTCAGTAAAAATCCGAAAAGATGAAGAAACTTTAACAGAAAATGTAAAATTAGATGAACCAATTCGGGAAGATTCCGAATTAGTGGAAAAAAATTACCAAATTTACGGAGATGGTGGAAAAAATTTACCAATTGAGGAAGAAAATGAAGTTATAGTGGAAAATCCTCCACAAGAAGAAGAAAAATTACCAAATTTACAATGGGAAGAATTTATGCATCCCGATTTTCCTTGGGCAAAGAAGAGTTTATGGATTAACAACCCAAAAGCAGTTCAATATTGGATGAACTCAAAGAACGGTTCAGCAAGAGAGCTTGCAAAAATGAAAAAAGAAGAGGAAGATACAAAAATTTATTAAAAGGCTTGGATTTGTAAAATAAATTTCTTATATTTGGACTATGAATATAGGATATGCATGTATTAATATGACTTTGGGTGAGCAGACTCCCCGAATCACAACAAATCGTACTATGGTTAAGAAAACCTTTACACAAAAAGGTATTTCTTATGCTTCTGAATTAGCACTACAAAACTCTCGTGATTTATTTGAGATTCTAAAATGGAATGTAGCAAATAACATCAAACTATTTCGTATTTCATCCGATATGTTTCCGTGGGCAAGTGAATACAATTTAGAAGATTTACCAGATTACAATAAAATATCAAATATTCTAAAAGGTTGTGGAACTTATGCCAAAGAAAATGGGTTGCGTATTAATTCACATCCAGGTCCTTTCAATGTATTAGTTTCACCTAATCCAAAAGTAGTACAAAATACTATTATAGATTTAGAACTACATGGTAAGGTGTTTGATATGATGGGTTTATCTCAAACACCATATAATAACATTAACATTCATTGTAATGGTGTGTACGGAGATAAAATCTCTGCAATGGATAGATTCTGTGAGAACTTTAACAAATTATCTCCATCTGTTCGTAAAAGATTGACAGTTGAGAATGATGATAAAGCATCTATGTATTCGGTTTCCGATTTGATGTATATTCACAAAAAGATTGGTATTCCAATTGTATTTGATTATCATCACCATTTATTTTGTACAGGTGATTTGTCAGAAAGACAAGCATTAGAGTTAGCATCTACAACTTGGCCAGTTGGTATTACACCAGAAGTTCACTATTCAGAATCAAAAGCATTACATGAGCAAAATAGTAAATTAAAACCACAAGCACATTCCGATTATATCAAACGATTACCTAACTTATACGGTAATATTGTAGATATTATGGTTGAGGCAAAAGCAAAAGAATTAGCAATATTACCATTTTTATAAAACTTAAAACAAAAACAAATGACATTAATTACAGACAAGGGTACAAACGGTTTATTAAACCCACAATTTAGAGAGTTTCTTTTAACACCAACTCCTAAAACAGAAATTACTGCAAAAGAAGCAGATGAGTTAGAACAATTATTAAAAGATGGATTAGAACAATATCCAGGATTGGGTATTTCGGCAACTCAATTGGGTATTAAGAAAAGAGCTTGTTATATCAAATTTGGAGATGAAGAAAATGGTAGAGAACTATTTCTATTAAATCCAGTTATTACCCAACGGTCTAATGATGGGTTTATTTTCTATGAAGGATGTTTATCTATTCCAAAAACTGTTGAAAACCCATTAAGAACAATTAGAGCTTGTAAGGTTGTAGTTGAAACAGATAATTTAGGAACATTAGAATTTGAAATCAACAAAGAAGGAGATAAAGAGCAAGTTTCGGTAGAAACTATGATGACCGTTATTGTTCAGCATGAAATTGACCATTTAGATGGTATCACTATCAAAGATAGAGTATATTCAACAACTCGTACAGTTAAAGCAACCCCAGGTAGAAACTCAATTGTAGTTATGAAATCACCAGAAGGTGAGTTAGTTGAAGTTAAATATAAGAAAGCAAATGATTATTATTTACAAGGATACGAAATAGTTTAATTATGGAAATTATACTAGGAATTGTAATTGCATGTTTATTAGCAGCAATATATGGAATTTGGAATCTTCTACAAAAATTGGAAAGATATGAAGATTTTATTCAAGAAGAAACAACTAAAAACCAGGCATTACTGGAAGCATTAAGAGAGATTGATTCTCGTGAAATGTTTGAGAAGGATGATGACGTAGGTTCTATATTTTATCAAATAAAAGAAACTATCGAAAGATTCAAAAACATTTAGAATGGCAAGAAAAGCAAAGAGTAAACAATACTTTACAAAAGATACAGAAGACGCAATCATAGAGTATAATTTATCAGATGAACAAAGAGTTAAAGATTTATTATACAGAGATAGAATTAAACCTGCATTTGATAAACTGGCTGAAATAGTTTATAATAAATGGAAGTTTACCTATTTTGATGATGACCCGCAGGATGTAATGGCAGAAGTTGTTGCATTTATGGTTGAAAAAATTCATATGTACAAAAACGGTAAAGGTAAAGCATTTAGTTATTTTACAATTGTTGCTAGAAATTATCTTATCTTAAATAATAACGCAAATTACAAACGATATAAAGATACTGATATTTTATCTTCGTTGCCTGAACACTTTGATACTGAAAACAATTTCAAAGAAGAAGTTAGAAACGATGAATTCAGAACTTTCAATCAAAGGATGTTAGCATATTGGGATGTTCATTTAGAAAATTATTTTCCAAAGAAACGTGATATGCAGATTGCTGATGCGGTTTTAGAATTATTTAGGAGAGCAGAATACATAGAAAATTTCAATAAAAAATCTCTTTATCTACTTATTAGAGAGATGACTGGTCACCCAACTCATTATATAACAAAAGTTGTCAATAAAATGAAAGAAAGACAAATGGAGTTATTTAACGAATTCGAAGATATGGGTGATATTAAAATTTAACACTATGATTCAATTAGGAATTTCAGCTTTCTACCACGATTCAGCAGCTTCAATAGTAATAGATGGTAAAGTTATATGTGCAATAGAAGAAGAGAAGTTGTCAGGCATAAAGCATGACAACTCTTTTCCATTTAAGGCAATTGCTTGGTGTTTAAGCTACGCAAATGTAACAATCGATGATGTTACTATGGTTTGTTGGTATGAGAACCCAGAGTTAAAGTATGATAGGGTAAAACATACATTAGGTAGGAGATGGATTCGTAATTTTAAGACTTGGTTTAAGTTTAAGAAAGAATTTAAGGCAACAGAAGGTAATTTATCCCAATTTTTAGAGAAAAACATTGGTTTTAAGGGTACTTTATACAAAATTAAACATCATTTATCCCATTTAGCACTATCTTTCTATACATCACCATATGATGATGCTATTGGTATATCTATCGATGGAGTGGGTGAATGGGATACGATAAACATCTCAAAGTGTGATATTGGGGGTATTAGAGAGGTAAAATCGGTATATTTCCCCAATTCTTTGGGTTTAGTGTATTCAACAATAACTGCATATTTGGGATTCAAACCAAATGAAGGAGAATATAAGGTTATGGGTTTAGCTCCATACTCAACTCCTAAAAACTACGAACATATTTTTGATAAATTCACCACATTAGGTGGAGAAGATATTATCAGTATAGACCAAAAGTATTTTACTTGGGAATATTCTAATACTGACATGTTCACTATGGATTTAGTAGATTTAATAGGATTTGAACCAAGAACTCCTGATTCAGAAATAGAACTACACCATATGGAGTTAGCATCTGCTCTCCAAAATTGGTATGAGAAATGTTTCTATTATCTAATTAACTATTCAACAGAATATATTGAGAGTAAGAATTTAGTATTAGGTGGTGGTTGTGCTTACAACGGAACTGCCAATGGTAAGATAAAACAAAACACATCTATAAAGGATGTGTGGATTCCGTATGCTCCATCTGATGCAGGTTCTGCAATTGGTGCTTGTTTATATGTTTGGCATGATGTGTTAGGTTATTCTAAAAAAAGAGGTGGTGATAATCAATCTCCATATTTAGGACCTGAATTTACCAATGATGAAATAGGGGAACTTTTAAACAATCGAACTGATTTACACATTAATTATTTAACGCATGATTACGATTTATGTAATTTAGTTGCTATTTTAATAGAAAAAGGAAATATTGTTGGTTGGTTTCAAGGTAGAACTGAATTTGGTGCAAGAGGATTGGGTAATCGTTCTATATTAGCAAATCCACATTTGCCAGATGTTAGAGATAGAATAAATAAAGTTGTTAAGAAGAGAGAGATGTTTAGACCATTTGCTCCATCTGTAACAATTGAAGATTACCAATTATATTTTGATTCAGAGGGAGAAGTTCCTTATATGAATCAGGTTGTCAAAGTTAGTGGATACAAAGAGATTCCATCGGTAACTCACATTGACCGTTCGGCAAGAATACATACGGTTAGAGAAGAACAAAATCCATTATACTACAAATTATTAAAATCATTTGAAAAACTAAGTGGAACACCTATTCTTTTAAACACATCATTCAATTTAAAAGGACACACTACAACAAATGACCCGCAGAAAGCATTGTGGACATTTATGAATTGTGATATGGATTATTTGGTAATGGGAAATTATTTAATTAAAAAGTTATGATAATATACGGATACGGGTGTAGTTGGACAGAAGGTGAAGGTTGTGATTCTGAAATAGAAAAGACATTAAAAAATGAAGAGTTAAACTTATTTAGAAATTCACATTCTTGGGTAAAAAATGTTGCTGATAAATTAGAATGTGGTTGGGTAAACAATGGTATAAGTGGTAATTCAAATTCTTCTATATTCAATAAAGTTATAGATGATGTAATAGATGGTGTAATAAAACAGGATGATTTAATCGTTATAATGTGGAGTTCATCTTTAAGAGATGTTGTACCGTTTCTACCAAAAAACGAATGGATTAGTTGGTCTATTAAGCATTTAATAAATTTGCCAGATAAATTTGTAAAATCATATAAAAGTGAAAATTCAAAATATGATTCATTTTTAAGTGATTATAAAACATACTTTTTGAGTATGATGTTTAACCAAAACTATTATAATAT